CCTTGGGCTGTACCAATAGTCGTTAAACCGGCTCGTCTTGTACTGACTAATGATACTGTTGCTGTAGTTCCAATTCCAAGAGAAGGAGATCCATATACGTTATTAACAAATAATGGATTACCAGTTACGTATGGAACGGATTCCTGAGGAATATTTTTAGTATCTCTTGCTTTTGTTGCATCAATAAAAGTAGAAGCAATCTTTTCAATATCATAACCCTTAATGTAAGCCTTTCCTGGGCTTACCTGAATAGCCATCAGATCATCTGATGGAACGTTGCCGTCTGACGTAGTTTGTTCTGAAGTATAAACTCCTCTGTTACCAATTTTATTATCTAATGATTCTTTAACAAATATTTCAAATGGTTTTACATAATAGTCTCCAGATTCATCATATGTTCTCTTTGCAAGAGCATCACGAATTAGATTATATTGTGTTTCTTGAACAAATGATATAAGAATACCGTTTTCAACACGAGCAATTTCTACAAAGTTTTGATCTGCTAAATCGGTAATACTCTTTTTAGCTAATGTTAAAGAGATTCTAAATCTATCTGCACCAGGAGCTGCAAAGTTGGTAAATCCAGACGCATTGTCGTTTAAACTTGAATCTTCATTCGCAGTTACTAAATCTTCTAAAACCTGAAATCCAATTCTGTATGTTGGGAATTGGCTATACTGATCCAAAATGAGAGTTTCATTTTGAACCTGAACAAAATTACCTCTTACAAAATAAACACCCTCACCAATGGACATTGCAGATCCAATTGATGTTGCGTTTGTTGCAATAGTATTTGCAAAAGGTTGATTTGCAGCAATAACGCTCAATCCATAAACAACGTCTACACTTGTAAGTAAACTTTCCCCATCTAAAAATGTTTCTTGAACAAAATCAGTTGATCCTGATCTTTCATAGTTCAAGTATAATGTGATATTTCCTCTTTCAGATTCTTCTGCCGAAATAATCTTAATAACAGTTGCAGTTACACCAGATCTTTGACCCGTGATTTTAGTACCTTCAAGTTCATCAATATACAGAGAAATTGGTACTGATAAAAAGGTTGGTTCAAGTTCAACACACTTGAATGTACTATTATATGTTAAGTTTCCAGGAATTACCTTTGAACCCTCTTTGAAAAAGTGAGTTCCAAACTGTTCAATCTGGTTTTGTAAAATAGATTGAAGAGTTGTGAGTTCTCTGGCCTGAACAGGAATGCCAGGTTTGAATAAAACTCTTTGATAGTTTTTATTCTTATCAAAATCGTCAAAATATGGGCTGACGTTGAGGTTAGTTTCCTGTGGCATAGTTGATTAGAACTCCAGTACGATCTTGATATCTTCTTTTTGTTGTGAACTACGAGTCACAGATGCCCTGTTGTCAACATAAATGATTTCACCACTATATTTTTCAACCTCAGGATTTGCGACACCTTGTACAAAGCTCATTCCTAAGTTATATGTTCTATTATTTATTGCGGTTGAGAGACCAGGAGAAACTGATGTACCAAAGTCAGTATCAATGTTTAAGTTATTTGAACCACCAAAAATAGTAGTTCCTGCACCAACGGTTGGAGAAGCTGTAAATTTAAACAGTTTGTATCCAAAGTCTGGGCTGGTATCTGCAGTTCCGTCAGTATTAAATCCAGCAAGTCTCTTGTCTTGCCAATATTTCAAAACACCTGTGGTAGAATCCCAGTTAACCACTCTTCCAACAGCGGTTGATCCAATACCAATTTTTTGTGTAACGAAATTATCTGCGGCAAATGATGTGTTGGTTGATCCAGCACCAGTTAATTTGAGTGCATAAACTGCACTAGCTCTAGATAATGTTAATTTATTACTGGATCCATGTGCATATGGATCTTTAACGATTCCGATTCTTGCAAACTGGTTACCAGTGATGAAATCTGGATTAGTTACATCATTCTCAAGTCTAGAATAAATTAAGACTCTGTAAGCACCAAGTTCTCTATAAATGTCTGCTCCGTGACCTCCTTGTGGAGGAATAATTACATTAAAAGCTGCATCGGTTGACCCTGATGGATTGGTCAGTCCAACATCCGACAAATCAACAGTTCCAAACGTATAATCGGAACCCCCGTCAGTTACTTCAACGGAATCAATCTTACCGGCAGCATTAACTGCAACCGAACACTTGGCACCTTCTCCATCACCTTTAACTGGTACATTATTATAAGTTGTTGCAGTACCGTAACCAACACCTCTATTTGTAATGGTTATAATCTTCAGTTGACCACTTGTTGAAGCGTTATTTCTAACAGCAGCTACATCATTACTTGTTGACCAGTTTTGTGGAACTGGAATAAAACTTGTTGAGTCAAACTTAACAAGATCTGTTGGTTTGATTGTGTAAAGATATTTCCAAATGTATCCATCACCAGAACTACCTGCAGATCTTGGTTCTAAATCTGTAAAAAGAGGTTCATCCAGAGATGGTCTTCCATCAGGGTTTTCTGGATCAGTACCGTTCTGAAGACAAATATAAACTCTATAATCAGAGTTCACCACATAAAAGTTGGTATCGTATAAATTTGTCGAACTCGTCTGTGGAGAAAGATTTGATCTTGAATAGTCGTGTCGGTACATTTCATAAGTTGTACCTGATGTCCAGTCAAGTTTTCTTACCACTCTGACGGCATCTGAAGCATTGATTCTCTTCAATGCAATCATTGTATCCCAATAATCATTCTCTTCATCAAATGAATCTTTGGGAGATGGTGGATTCTCGTTCCAATCTGAATTGAATTCGGTTGCATTAGGTAAACCAATCCAAACATAATAACTATTGGTTGTTGAAGCTATACCTGCTACAAAACTTTCCGAATTCAGTATACGAAGTTGATCAGTTATAATAGCTGACATTTTGAAGGACTTTTTGTTTTATTTATGTTTAAATGTAGGCCTCTTTGAGATCTTTGGTTCTTACAATTACTGGTCCTGTGATGATACCAGTAACCCCGTCAGTGTTGATAGCAGTAAATGAACTAGCATCTGATTTTACAAAATCATACAGACGACCCCAAGAATATCTACCATAGAATACACTACTTCCTACACTTACTCCAGTTGTAGAACTTACACTCACAGTAACTCTGGTAAGTGTGGTGGTTCCAACTCCAACAGCATCACCAGTCACGTTAGTAACTGACATTACTTTGTAGATGTTGTCGATGAATGAAGTTCCAATACCAACTGTTGTAACACCTGAAGCGTCTCCATAAGCATTTAATCCAGAACCAGTGTTTGAATCAAAAACGACGAAGTAATAATTTGTTTGAATACCACTTGCAGTGATAGGAGTCGTCATTGTGTTGGAAGATCTCAAAGGTGAATCAAGTGGAATGAAGAGATCGAAAGTTAATCCAGTAGTCGCAATTCCAACTACTGAAGTTGTTCCAATACCAGTGATAATACCAAAGTCACCTTCGTACTTGATGTTTGTAAGTTTATCTGTAGTCTGAGCTTCTGCTTCAATCATTACGATTGGTGGATTTGTATTAGTATATCCAGCACCAGCGTTCACAATTGTTACTGAAGAAACCGTGCCAAGACCAGAGAGAACTGTTACACCTGTTGCATTGGTATTCATCGTAATACCAATTCCAGAATAAATCGTCCCAATACCTGCAGTAACACCGATTGAAACTGCAGGAGGAGTAGTGAATCCAGATCCTCCATCGGAGATGATAATGTTTGAAATAGTTCCACCAGCAGATACAAGAGCTGTGGCAGCAACACCTGTTTTTTCAGTTCTATCCAGAATAATTACACTTTGATTTACTTCTGCAATATCATCAATTTCATTAAAGAATGGAACTGCAGTGTCAACAAAAACTTCTGTGGATGCGACTGAGACGTTATTGATAATGTAAGAGACTGGTCGAATACCAGCTTCTAATTCTGGTCTATCTTTAGTGACATTGAGATTTCCAATAATTAAATCAGAAACTTGTTTCTTCCAGGTTACAGGTCTCTGTAAAGATCTGTCTGTAGTTATACCTACATCAATATATGTGTTGGTTGTGACAACATCGGCGGTTGTAATACCTGTAACGGTTCTTGAAAGTTCTTGATATTCTATATCTAATCCAACATCAGGATAATCATTAATTGTTAACTTATCACCTGGTTTTACAGTCTCCAAAATATCAACAGATGTAACATCATTATCTGAAGCACGGTAGAAATAAATTCTTAACTTATCTCCAAATTTTGGAGGTTCTGAGAACGTAATTTGTGATCCACCAATAAGAACATAACTTTCAAAAGGTATTTGAAGGATATCATTCAAGAATATCAGAAGATTATCTTCAACACGAATTGGAGAACCCTTAGCAGCTCTAAGTGTCAAGAGAGTTTCACTTGCACCTACAGTTTTTGTAAGATTGAAGGTTCTTCTTTCTCCGTCAAAGAGATCTTCAAATGTATTCAGTTTTTCAAGTTCTCCAAATGTCCATCCTGCAAAACTATCATTAAACGTTTCAGTTACCGTCAGTCTAAATGAAGTGAATGCAACCCCTACAGACGCATCTGTGGGGATGCCTGCTTGATTATCAGTTGCTAACTCTAAAACATCACCAACTTTATAATTGTATCCGTAATTCGTAATATCAAAACTAATGACACTCTTAGCAAAACCAACACGAACAGATACCGAAGCACCAACGCCTGTTGGGCTTCCAACCAGTCTCATATTTTCATAATTCAACGGTGCATCGAATTCGAGAGTTGGAGGATTTGTAGATGTAAATCCTGAACCTGGATTTGTGATAGTTACGGAAGTTACAAGACCTGCAGTGACATTTGCACGACCAATTGTCACAATACCAGAAGTTGAAATTGCCTTTACAAGAATGTTTGTTTGAACACCAACTCTATAACCAGAACCACTGTTTCCAATCGAAACAGATGTAATTGTTCCACCGAGAGAAACAATTGCAGTACCACCAGCAGCTACAAGAGGTTGATATCCAAAAGAACTTGTTTCTGCAACAGAAACGATGATTCCGCCTCTTGGAATAGAAGAAACGTTCACATCATAACTTACTGATACTCCAGCACCAGTGAAACGAATGGATGAAATACCTGCAGTTTCTGTTAGAATGTAATCATCTGGTGATTTTGGATTTTGGAAGATCTCATTAACCAGAATTACACCAGTATTTGTTGCAAAACCAGTTACGTTTGATCCTTCAGATTTGAGAATAAATGAAGTTGCAATACCAGTAAATTGATCTTCTACTGTATCAAAGACGTAGTTGTTTGTGTAGGTATCTTCGGTACTTCCTGAAACACCAGTTCGAATGAATGCTCTAGCCGTGAATGTTGAAGTTGTAGTAAGTCCAACTGGACCTTTTTCACCCTTTGGAGCATCAACAAAGTTAATTGTATCTCTTACAATCTGATAGTTACCAACATACTTGGTGATAGTAGAACCAATTCCGTGATTTTCAAGAGCAGAATTGAGTTGTGCTCTCTTCACCAGTACAATATTAGATCCACCAATACCAACAGTATCAATCTTCATAAACTCATTATTAATTTTAATCACATCGCCTGAGAAGAATGATGAAATACCTGCCATAGTGATGAAGTCAGTACCAGTACTTACTGCGGTGCTGAGACCAGTATTAATTGGTGATTGAATCAATGGGCTTTGAATGTTATTATCCAAAGTCACCAACATTTTGGAATTGAGTTTTTGTGAAGTAAATGCGTGTGTCGTTCCAACTCCAACTGCAGTAATGTCAATAACATTAGGAACGTTTAAGAGAGCATCAGTTGCACTTGCTGCAACTTTAAACTTATTCTCTGCGATCTTAACAACATACAATGTTGATGGAAGTTTGTCAGTTGTACCAAAACCAACAATCGACGTGGTTCCGATACCAATACTCATTGTAGTTCCAGCACCAGTTGGGGTATATGTAATTTTTTCACCATTAGTAAAGAAGTGATTGTTAATTATGAAGAGATTATTGGTAACATCTACCACCGCTGGATTAGATGCATCAAATACCTTGTGGAATACTGAATCTCCTCTATGTTTTAAGTTAAACGAGAACGTAATGTCATTTTCCGTTCCAGTATAGAAACTATCTTCTGATTTAATTCTAGAATTAGTAAAGCTTACAATTCCAGTTGTTCCACCAGTTTCTGTCAGGTTATATTGTAAAACTTTTGTGGTGATGTTGGTATTTGATGGTGGAGTGAGTAACAGTTCAACATCAGGACCAGTCGCAGAGTAACCAACACCAATGGTTCCAATACCAGACCCACCAAAGTTGTTGAAACTTCCATATTCATTAAAGTAGATCTCTGTTCCATCGTGAATCATAGTTACTTGTGTAACTTCATATCTGTTATTTGTGGTATCATTGATTTCAATCAAACAATTTGCTGATTGATATACACTTGACGAAAAACCACTAATACGTGTAGCTTGTGGTGATGTTGTAGATCCGATTGATGTGGTTGTGGTTAAAATTTGAGACAATGCAATGGTTGTACTTCCGATACCAGTTGCTGAAGAGTCAATTGATGTTTGATGAATTCTCATCGTCACACCAACGCCAGCAACAGGAGTAAAGTAAACGCTTGTGATTCCAGCCTTTACATCTGCACCAAAAGTTCCAAGACCAACACTAGGAACACTAGTGGCCGAGATGTTGTCTGCAATAGTTTGACCATACTCCAACAGATAAGCTTCTGTTCCGTCTTGTAAGACAATCAATTCATTGATTTGACTTCTTTGTTCTCCTGTGGTCTCAGTTGTTTCAACAAATAATTTTGTAGTCGTGAATGAGGTTGTACCAAAACCAACCACTTGGAATGGAACAGGTGAAACTGAAGAACTTATTCCAGCAGAACTTGAAATAATTTTGTATCCAGTTCCAATTTCTGTTGATCCAATTCCAGACTTAGTATCAATGAAGGTTTGTTGTGATAAGATTCTGAGAGCGTAGTTATTCGCTTTAAATTTGGCAGGAACAAATCTGAGTAATCCTGTAGCGCCCGAAATTACAAAATCAAAGGTTCCAAGGTCAATTTGTGTCTCAACTCTTCCGAAAGGAACAATGTATGCATTTGACCCATTGTGAACTACGTTGACTTCAATGATTTCTTTTTCACCACTAAATCTTCTATCGAAAATAAGAATGTAAAACTTAGCACTTCTAATTTCGGTGATATCAAAGTTAGAAATCTCTGAATATGTTGTAGATCTTGGTTGATCATTAAACTGAGAACTTACACTATCAATAGAAATCGCTCTGTTTGTTCTAGATTCGATGTAATCTGTAAGAATTCTATTACCAAATTTAATTTCATCGGATGCAAGAACAGAATCGATCAACTTAGAATTTTCGGTAACGAGATCAAAGTCATACTTATTGAAAACTGACTCATTCTCACTTACCATATCAACCAGAGTGGATGTTACCTGTGAAGAAACACCGACTGCTGCGGTTCTACGATTTTTTGCATCAGTAGAAGCAATTGAAACGACTTGAAGATCAGAAAACTTCTTAAATCCTACAACGTGACTAAGTGAACTGACTGGATCTCTCCATTTTTCATATTCAATTGGGCTTTCAAGTGAATATGAGAACACTTGATAATAATCATTATCAGAAATCTTTTGAAGAGACTCACTTGGTTTACCAGTATCTCTTTGCCAACCATTTTTGACTGTTGAATTTGAATCAACTTCGAAGTATGAATCAAATTTAATAACTTCTCTAATTAATGCAATCGACTTAGAAGAAACACCATTGATTCTTTCATCTACTTTGAAAACATCGTTTGATGATATGACTTTAAGATACTTGTTTACTTCATTCCAAGAAACAACAGTTCCAAATTTATCACCAGTGCTTACAATTTCACCAACACTAAATTGATTGGGTTGAATTCTTACATTAAAGACTGGTAAATCTTCAAATGGAACAACTCTTCCAGAGGAAGAACTACCACTGAAAATACCTGGATTTGTTACAGTTGAATCTAACTTATAAGATACCGTTGCATTTCCGCCGCCAGGGTTTGTGTTTACACCAGTAATGGTAAAATATCCATAATCATAATCAGAGGAATTGTATCCACTTCCAGTCGAATCAATACCGATATTCTCTACAAAGATTTTTCTTCCGATGATGAAAGGATATGTTTGATTCGTAAACGTTCCTTCTAATGTAAGAGTAACGATGTTTGTTGCATTAACATAAGAAACGTTGGATACTTTTACTCCGTTTGAATTATTTGTGGTTATTACTCTTGGATTTGTATCATACAAATCATTCGTATTTCTAAGAATTTCTACTTTAGATACAGACGTGCCTTGCAGTTCTACATCAGTAATAACATTCTGATTGACTAATCCAGTAACTCTATCAATAACAACGACCTTTGGAGGTTCAACGTAATTCTTACCACCAGAAGTAATGCCAATATTTGAAATAGTTGACAGTCTATCAAGTTTAAGAATCTGTGGAAGTTGTACCGATGGTTGGAGAGTTCTATCTACTGGATAATCAAAACCAATGTTCTTAATCGTATAGTTTCTCAGAATACCAATATTGTCACTGACTAACTTAACAATTCCACCAACACCCTCTGTAGAGGCAATTGCAGTGACTACAGGAATCGTATCATATCCCTTTCCTTTTGAGATAATTTGTACTTTGTCAATTGGGCCAGATACTTGTTTGGCAATAGTAGAATATTTTAACGTTGTAGCTTCATTTACAGTGTAACTATCTTTTTCTGGTTCAATTGGAAGATTGAATGAGAATGTTGTACTACCAATTCCAGTTATATTAAATGTACCATTGTATGCACTATCAAAGACATTTAGACTAGAATAGTTGATGACATCCGTATCGATGACTGGTGTTTTCTTATCTTCAGAGATAACATCCAAATTGACTGGTGTTAACTTATAGAAAAGTTGTTGAGGAGTATTGTCTGTTAAGAGTAAGTCAACGCTTGCAGTTGTAGTTACTCCGACAGTTCCAACACCAACAACCTGGAATCCATTATCCTCAATATTGGAATAATAAGGTTTGATAAATGTCTGATCACGATAAATGTTGAAGTCGAATGAAGAAGTTCTCTTTCCAAGAACTGTTTGACCAAGAGAAGAATCTGATACTGCAAATCCAACTCGATAACCACGAATTAATTGCAGTTTTGGATTGATGAGACCAATTTCGTGACTAGAACCAGTCGATGTAATTCCAATAATTTCAGGAATAAACTTAGTTGCTTTGTAATATGTTTCTGCTAACTTAAATGAATCCTTATCTTTTCTGACAACAAAGTATGTTTGATTGTTGACAAGAGGAACAGCTGGATTGGTCGAAGTATATAAAATCTTATCACCAGTTTCATACTTATGGTTACTAATCGTAATCAATGACAAATCAGTATTAATACCTGCAGATCCAAAAGATCTTGGGCTGATAAGTGTTCTCTTCGAAGTCTCATTATACTCGACATAATATGTCGTACTGATACCAGGAGTCAGGCTGACTTGAATTCTGTCTTTTTGTAACAACCCGTGAGGTTCTTTACAAACAATGGTTCCAACAACCTTTTCAATAAATCCAGTTACTTCTAATTTTCTTGGTTCAAAACTATGAACCTTACCAGAACCATATCCAGTAAAGAATAAACGATATGCAGTAGATGCAATACCAACCACAGATCCTGTAGATCCAATGGCCACTGGATTTGTAGAAATACCTAAGAAGTCTTTACCAGCATTAATTGCATAAACAACGGAATTATTCGATAAAGTAAATGTGGAAATACCATTGTATACTTGAATTGAAGTATCGTCTCCATTTGAATACAACAGTTCTTGGCCAGTTACAAATCCGTGATCAGGAAGATATGCAGTTTGAGTTGGAATAAATCTAGAGGTACTTCCTCCACCAACAACTTTATACGAATATGTAATAGTAGATCCAATACCCACACCAGCTGTAGAACCTAAAGCTAAGGTTTCTGATGGATTGAAATAGTAAGGTACGTTTCTGTTTGTTATGAAGTTTGTACTAATGCCAATATTGAATTGAATAACTCTATTCAGAACAGTAATCAGAGATGTTCCAGAATGATCGGTTCCAATTACACCATCATATTCTCTCTTTACTCGAATCTTATTGTTTAACGTGTCGATATTCAGAACAAGCATTTGTTCTGTAGAGATACCAATAATATCATTAGGTTCAATGTTTAATCTTGTTAGGTTGCCACTAACAGAAAGATTGGTTACAATGCCAGTTGCACCTGTGGTTCCAATTCCAGTATTGAGAATCAGGAATGAAGTGTTAAAACCAATTCTATGTCTTCCACCAATTCTCTTCAGTGCATCAGTAGACAATCCAGAGACGTTGATAATATCACCAACGGCTAAACCGTGAGGTTGTGTAGCAAATCCAGTTACATTACCATTTCTATTGTTGTAATCAAATACAACATTATCTACTCTTACAATTGTTGATGCAATCGATACAATCTCTTTTCCTACCACACTAGAGACTTTTGCATCAAACCCAGTTCCACTACCACTTTGTTTTGTAAGTAACTTATCGTTTACTTTATAATCAGAACCAGGATTTTCAATCAAGTAAGATCTAATGTCACCAGGAGACGAATAATCAACTACACTCTCTTGGTCAACTAACTTTGTGCTGTCATAGATTCCATCATAAGTCGCACCAGCAAATCCTAATTTGTAAGGATAGGTGTTTCTTCTAAGAGTTGTAGCGTTTAAATCCGCATCTTGATTATTAGTTTCTACAAAGTTGTAATCATCAGGTTTTGCTGTAAACTTATCACCAATCAAATATGGGAACTGTGGAGCTCGATAGTTCTTAAAGGTTCCACTAGTTTGATTTGAGTTTGGATCAATAGTTGCAAAGTATGCATACGTACCAGTTGGATAATCTGGAGTAATGCAAAAACGACCATTGTTTCGATCAAGATCACCGTTTGCATTATACTCATAATCCTCAATGAAGAATCCGAGAGGGAAAAGATCAATCGGTGGGCCATCTGTTCTGGACGTTTTTAACGTATATCCAGATCTCATAATTCTTGATAATCCACCATCCTTTCTATCGTATCCATATGGGCCGTAAATTGGATTTCCATCATACGCCCAACCAATAATAGGTGAGTGTTTTCCAGATACTTGTTCTGAGTTATTAACCAATGTCAGATCATTCTGTGCATAATCAAAAGTTCCATCACTATTTTTCTGTTTGAGGATTCTTCTTAATTGTCTTGGAGCATAAAACGAAGTAAATTTGATTCCATTATCATTGTCACCTCTTGTCAAGAATCCATCATCTTCGGTGATAATATCTTCGTGTCTCTTAACATCATTAATATTCCAACTAGTAATCTTAGGTAAGAACTTAACACCAGAACCAGGAATATTTTCAGATACAACCACACTCGACGTTGTATATCCAACACCACCGTTTAAAACGGTTATCTTCGAAACTTGACCGTTACTGATTGATGCAATAACTTTTGCACCTACACCATCTCCAAAAATGGTGAGATCTGGAGGGGAACTATATTCTGTGCCAGGTTTTGTGACAATAACAGATTGAATCTTTCCACCATTAACAATCGCTTTGTATTCTGAAGATGATCCAGAAGAAACTCTAACCGTTGGTCGGATTGCAAAGTTGAAAATTGTAGAAGATCCGTAACCAATACCAGACTTCTCTACATTGATCGACGTAATACTTCCTCTTACAACTAGGTTTACTACAGCGTGGTAGTTTTCTGGTGATGCAGTATTAATGCCAATCGTGCCTTTTACATTTACTGTAATAGGTGGATAGTTAAAGATATGATCTCCAGAACCGAGAGATGTTAATCCAACATATTGTTGAGTTAAGTAATTTGCATTAGACAGAGTGGTTCCAATACCAGCCGCAGCTAATCTAAATCTGTCATTATCAACTCTTAACACATAATAGTCTTGAGTTGTTTGTAATCCTCCAATGGGAATACCAGAGTTTGTGTATCGAACGACTTCCCCATCACCAAAACCGTGATTTTGATATTCAATGTAATCTGAATATGTATTGATACCAGTTGAAGGAATTAATCGTCTCTTGTTTTCATATCCTTCACCTGGATTTTCAATAACAATTTGACCAATAACTTTTTTCTTTTCTAAACTTTCAAATCTTTGAATACCATCTGCAAAAGCTGTGATGTTGATCAGATTACTTTTTGTTAAAGCACTATCTCTATCATTTGCCAACTTAATTGTTGATGAGTCAATTCTTGCAACGTAATAAACTTCGTTATTAATCAGATTTTGATCAGGTGTTGTTTGAATACCTACAACAGTAGAATTACTGGCAATACCGATCGCTCCAGTTCCCGTAAATGCTTTGTAGATTACGGGTTCACCATCTCTAAACTTGTGATACGTTGTGAAACCAATTGTATTATCTGTGATATTAATTCTACCACCAGTAGCAGATGCATCAAAATCAATGAAGTGATCAACCTGTTTAAGAATCGCTTGTGCAGTGGCGTTTTTACCGTTTCCTCCAGTGATCTCAATAACGGGAGTATCTACATAATCAAATCCTGGATCTACGATGTCCATTCTTGTGAATGAACCTCTTAAATTGGCAGTTGCACTTGCTCCCAATCCAATAGTGCTTTCAATGATAACTTTGGGTGGAGTGATTACGTCATAATTTGATCCACCAGAAAGAACGTCAACCTTATCAATACCACCAAAGAATACAACATCACCAGATTTGTAATTTAAGATTTCAGTACCGTTTACCAGAACACCTGTTGTACCTGGAATAGTCTCGTGTTCTCGACCATCAAATAAAGGATTGAGTGAGATTCTCTTAAGTAACTTTTGATGTTCTAATTTCTTGTTAGCAAGATCTGGAACAGAAATCTTAAAGGTTCCACTACCAGTAGCATCTACAAAAGTTCCATTTAAAAGATCAGGCAAGGAGTTTGCAAGTTTAATTTCGTTTGAGTTTTCTCTACTTACAAAATAATTTTTTCCATTGATCAAACTACCCAATGATCCAGTAGAAACAATAACATTGAATCTAACGACCTCACCAGAGAAAAATCCGTGATCCTTGGCACCAGAGGTAACCTGAATGGTTGTTCCAACTGTTGTTCCGGACCATTCGATTGAACGATCAGGGGCACTGATTGGTTGTTGCCCTAAACTTGGAATTGAAGGAGAAGCTACATAAACGTGTGGGTGTGGTGGTTTTGCTTCAGGATTATTGCTTTCGTGATCGTAAGTGTTTTGAACGTCTGTTGTATATTTTGTAATATTGTCGTGTACGGTGCTATTACCTCTGTTCAGTTTTCTTCTGATAAACTCTACATCCAGTGGATCGATACCAGGAAGATCACTTAAAACAAATGTAGAACTACTGATAATATTTGTAATACGACCCGTTCCTAAAACATTTGAGTCACCATCAAGAACCTCTATGAAATCTTGTTCAAAGAGGTCGTGTGGAGACGTTGTAGTGACGTTATAAACACCAGTGGTTGATGTTTGTTCAAATACAATTGGAGCGTGTGTTACTACAACATTATGCATCCAAGAACTGAACTTTACATCTTCAACACTTTTCTTAATTCCAAGACTACCGACTTTAATGGTATCACCTTTATTAAAGTAAATGGTATCATTTGGAATTCTAAATCTTGACAGAACACCAGTGATTAAAACTTCGATCTTTCGATCAAGAGAAGCTGCTGTGTATCCATATGCAACATTTCCATATCTGATTTCATCAGATACCGAATATGATTTGGGAATAGTTGAAATGCCTAAGAATTGATTCAGTGTTTTGTCGTTGTAGGTTACGATTCCGACAATGTTGTCTTTGTTAACTAAATGTAACGTGCCACTAGTTGGGAATCCAACTGTGGAATCAACTGTAATTACGGTTGCACCAACTGATACGTTATCCGTTAATCTGGTTCTTCCTGGAATAATGAAATCACCGAAGATCGAATCTTTTGAAATACTTACTTGATAATAGTGTTCTCCACCATATACGAAATCTTTTACATCAGAAATAGCGCCAGAAGCGCCTACAATGTTAACATCGTTCTCATCTTTATCTTGGAACAATGTTGAACCTTTTAATGCTCTAGGATCTCCAGAGATTGACTTAACTACAAAGTCCTGTGTGATGCTATAATCAGCATCAGACGGTTTAAAAAGAAACTGTGATGGTTTGAGTACGTTAACGTTTTGATTATATAAAACTTTGAAGAGAATTTTATATGATTCTTCCGTACCTTTGGTTTTAAAGAAATCTTTAACCTGACGAATGAATTGAACTTGATTTACGTCACCATAAAGAGATCTGTTCTGAAATCCATTTGCAAAGGTTGATTTCAGATTGTTGAAAAATTCTTGTAAGAAGAGATTCGAAAGATTATAAACCTTTGTACCGCCAGTATGAGCGGCACCAACGGTTGATGAAAAAGAAAGTAAATCTGGTCTGGTGCTTCTCTCTAATGCATCAACACCACTGAATCCACGAACACAACCACTGAAATAAGTGGATCCAATACCCGTGTAGGTGACGATTTCATCATCAATTTTTAACAAACCATATTTTTCTGGCCAACCACGAGTATTATCAACATAAATTGTGGTTGAATATGACTGAGTATCCGTTGAAAGACCCGTGTAGACCGTAGTAGCCGATCCAACGTAAGTTTGTAACTTGGTATATTGATCAATGTTTTCTCCAATGTCAACCGTTCCACCCTGGTATTCTTGTGAAACATAATATTGTTTCATAAATTCCACAAAAAGTGGATTGTCAGCTTGAACAAACTCTGGTAATTGATTCTCAATTACCTGACTGATTTTGACTCTTTGGATGGAGGTGTCAATCATTTATATTTTCCGATATTAGTAAGTGTAACCTGCTACAGTATTAATTGAAGATTGAATTGAACCAGCAGAAGATGCAACTTTGGTAATTGCACTTGAAGTGATTGGTGAGTTCGATTTTCTGACATAAGTCGGAACATTATAACTTGACTCTCTAACAAATCTAGAACCAGATGTGTTTTCTCCAGAAGCAATGATGTCTTGGATCATTGTAACTGTTGTGTTTGTCATATCAAGTCGAATGTACAAATCACGAAGCCCAATCACATCATTGGAATGAGGTACAGCTTGGACTTCAATCACGTTGTTTGATATATCAGTAGAAAGAATATTTACAGTATCTATAATGATTTCACCAACGTCATATTTGACGGTTCCTGCGTTCCGTTTGATAACGTTTGGAGTGCCTCCATCGGTGTATGTAAACAAGAACATACGACCATTGTTTGCATCAATCACTTCATCCGCCATATAAACCGTGTCATTAATGCCTACAATCTTGAATCCAGTGGAAATGACGTTGTAGGATGATTGTGCAACGTGAAACTCATTTCCAAAACAAAGTTCATATTGTGCAAAGACGCCAATCGATGCATTTAGATTTCTTCTCATTATGACT